TCGATTGGATGAAACATCTACAAGAAGTTGAAACCTCATTGAAACCAAAGCAATCGCAGGGACCTGCGGTAGCTGTGCAGATCAACAACTATGACAAACTAATGAAAGATCTTATGGATTGACCCATCGTGAAATGCATCGAATCTTCTATATGGTTAAAGGATTCATCACAGACGATGACACTGCGTTGGCATGCTATGAAAGCTACTGCCGACGCCTATGGTACAATGAAGAAGCCTATCGATATGAAGACGGATTCGATGAGGCGTATAAGAAAAATTTTTCGCAAGCGCTTCGCGCTTGAGTTAGGGTACTAGATGACGCGCATCGCTATCTGTGGAGACTCTTATTCTGCAGTAAATGACCTATATACGTGTAGCTATGATCCACCATTTACTGAAAGTTATTCCTGGATACACGAACTTCAAAAATGCTATGATGTGACATGCTATGCAAAAAGTGGCTCTTCAAACCTAGATGTTGTTATGCAAATTAAACGTGCTGCAGAGTATGATCTTTTAATCACTAATTTGACTCACATTATAAGACTTTCTTTAATTATGAATGTTAAGAAAGCTCCAGAAATAGATGAGAGATCAGTAGTAAAAAGAAATCTTGAATTAGCTGAGTGGATCGCTAAACGTCCTCGTTCAATTTGTTGGTCTCCTTTTCCAGGATATGAAAAGATACCTTCAGTACACACAATGTATTTTGAGCGAGAAAATGAGTTATATAATAAAAACCTACAAGGACTGCTTACTAAACATCATATGACAGAACGAGGTAATCAATTGATGGCTGAGTGGGTACTAGACCAAATTGAAAAGAGAGTTAATTGACTGACATTAATATACAGTCCCTCGATCCTGCTAACCGTGACTGGGAGTACGATGGAGACGGCAATAGAATATACAAAATTGAGATGGGCAAACCACACAAAACGTTATACAATGATGAATATGAAACTTGGAAGGCTAGATTCGGACACGACTGGGAGCCTGAAAAAACTGAGAAGTATGTGGGTGTCAAAGATCCCTACTATGTAGACCTACCATAAGGAGAGAGATATGTCAAAACAACCAAGAGATGATGGCAATAGTCCTATTCCAGTTTTAGGACTTCGTAACTATGGAGGACAGCAGGTTCCTTTTACTACTTCAACCTCTAACACTTCACAGCAAATATCTTCTTCAGTTCGTGTTGTTACCCTTTATACAACTCAAGATGCCTTTATAGAAACACATGGTGTTCAAACTATCACTCCTAACACTCAAAATGCTCATTTTATTCCAGCGTCAATTCCTTATGACATATCTTTAGGATTTGAAAATGATGCCGCTGACAATGATAAGTTTGTCACTGTGATAGGTGCTACAGCTGACGGCATTCTCTATATTTCTGAGAGAGCCTAATGTTAGGGTTAGCTCTACGTCTTGCAATCTCGACAGTTCGTCGCATTGTCCAAATAGAGGATGTTGCACAAGATTTATTGCTAAGTCAAGCTGGAGATAATATAATACTTCAAAATGGAGATTTTCTAGCACTTCAAGAACCGCCAGCTGAACTCATTCTTTTGCAAACTGGTGATTTCTTGACAACGCAGAACGATCAATTTATTGAAACAGCGAGTTCTTAATGGCTAATGTAAAAATTACCGCACTCACCAATCTTGCTGCAGGCGACGTAGCAGTTGATGACGTATTTATCATTGATGATATTTCAGTTCCTGAGTCGAAAAAGATTACAGTTGCAAACCTTCGTGCAGCTGTAGATACAATTGCTACTTCTAATATTAATACAGTTTCCTCTAATGTTGATTCACTTGAAACTTCAGTAAATACAATTCTCGCAAATGTTGACTCGGTACAAGATAACGTAGCATCTGTTGGGTCTAATACAGAAGGCTTTACTTCCAATCAACACACAATTTCTGCCACAGCTAATATACTTCCAGGGTCTAATAATATCTATTCGCTTGGATCTCCTGAAGCTGTTTGGCAAGAAGTATATATCGGTCCAAACTCTTTAAAACTAGGCGCACTCACCATTTCCGATACAGGTGGTGAGACAATTACTGTAACAGGTGCTTCAGGAGCGCAAGGTAATCTTTCGACAGCTGCTGTAGCTGGTGTTTCGAATCTTACTGCTAATGTTGTCTCTCTTGAGTCTAATACAGCTGATCTAGCTGCTGGAATTGCTGGTATCTCAGTTGATACAGCTGCTGGAACTGAAACTCGTCTAAATGCTAATCTTGACATAACAAATGATAATGTTACCTCTCTTACTACCACAGTTGATAACTTTGGAACCTACGCTAATACAAACTTAGACACAAAGGCTAACGTATCTGCTACCTATTTACAGTTGACCGCTAATCTTGATGTAGTACAGGACAATGTGGCAACTCTTACTACAACTGTTGATAACTTTGGAACCTATGCTAACACTAATTTAGACACAAAAGCAAATGTCTCTGCAACCTATCTACAGCTGAACGCTAACCTAGATGTAGTTCAAGACAATGTAGCAACTCTTACTACAACTGTAGATAACTATGGAACTTATGGTAATACTAACTTTGATACAAAGTCGAATGTATCAGCAACCTACTTACAACTAAACGCTAACCTAGATGTAGTACAGGATAATGTTGCTTCAATCATTGACGGCACAACACCATTTACAGGCGAAGTTACTTTCCAAGATCAGGTAACGGTACAAGGTAACTTAATTATTACAGGTGCACAAGTAGACTTGGGAGTTACGTCAGCTCAGGTTGATGATACAACTCTACTCTTAGCTGCTAATCTTACTGCAGCACAACCTTTAACAGCAGATGCCGGTATCTTAATTAACCGTGGGCAAGATGCTAATGTGTTCTTTGGGTTTGCCGCATATGGCGATCACATTGACTTTATTTTTACTGATGCGCCAGCTGATAACGTTAATCACTATGCTATTTCATATATCGATATTCATGCAAACTCTTTTGGTGCAGAAGGCTTACACGATACTGCGTTTACAGCTGTTCACCATGCTGACCGTCCTACTACAGGATTAATCTTCCCAACTAATGAAATTAACGCTGTTATAGGTGGAGCGTATAAAGCAAACGTTACTGCTTCAGGTCTAGAAGCTGTAGCTGTATATTCTGACGGGGTAGAACTTCAGGCAAACGATTCTGCAACTCTTTTCTCTGCCTACTCTAATGACTTTATTACCTATACACTAATAAATGCAAATGTTGATGTAGTACAAGATAATGTTGCAACCTTAACTACAACTGTCGATAACTTTGGTACTTATGCTAATTCTAATGCAGCTGCTTTAGCCTCTGATATTGCAACTTTAAGCACTGTAGATACAGCAACAGGCACTGAAACTAGACTTAATGCTAATTTAGATATTACTAATGATAATGTTACAGCTAACTATACCCAACTTAATGCTAACATTGACGTAGTACAAGACAACGTAGTGTCCTTAACTACAACTGTAGACAACTTTGGTACTTACGCTAACACTAATTTAGATACTAAATCTAATGTATCAGCTACTTATACCCAACTTAATGCTAACATTGATGTAGTACAAGATAATGTTGCTTCCATAACAACAAGATCAGATGCTTTTGGCACTTATGCTAACTCAACTTTCTCAACTGTAGCTAACGCAGCTGCGCTAGCTGCAGGGATTTCTGGCATCGCATCTGCTGGAGCATTCCCAACAGGTGATTATGGCTTATTAGATGTAGCTAATTCTTCTACAGACTCTTTTGGTGTTGCTGTTGCTGGTTTAACTACTTTCGATATGAAAACAGATCCTTCAGGCACTTTAGACACAGAGGACTTGGGCGCTTTAACATAAAAGTTTGGTCTACACAAAAAAATTTGATATACTCTAGTATATGACTTTGAAAGGTAAAAAATGAGCACTAAAGTATCACAATATATGGGCGGTCTAGGCATTGACACTAGAGATGTGCTTAGTGCTGCAGCTAATGGTACTGTTACTATTGGTGATGGTTCTGCAACCGGTACCTTATTTGTTGGTAATGGTGTCACCATCAATAATGGCGGTTTAACTGCGAACGGTCAAACTGTTTTTGGTAATACTGAAAGTGGTGCTAATAGGGTTAGGATTGTTACCTATCCACCAACTAATGCAGTTTTTAATCAGATAGGCGATGGTACATTCAATACAGGCGGTTCGTACCACTTTGCAAGATATTTATCAGCTGATAATATTGCTGTAACAATGAATACAATTACTTATAGCATGGATGTTACAGGTAATTTAGCTGTTGGAACAAATGCTACAAATACCTTAATTGTTACTGGTAACGCTGATATATCTGATAATGTTTTTGTAGGTAAAACAGCCGCTATTGGCGGTAATACAAACCCTGCTGCCACTGATACCTTGGTAGTAGCAGGTAATTTAAGAATTACTTCAGGTCAGCTAATTTTTCCAGATGGGTCAGGACAGTCAGTAGGTTCTACTGCTACTCTTTTTCCAACTGGTGATTACGGATTGTTAGATGCTGCCAACGTTTCTACTGATGCTTTTGGACAAGTAATTGGAGGTTTAACAACGTTTGATATGCTTACTCTTCCAAGTGGCTCAGTCGATACAGAAGATTTGGGTGCTTTATAACTTAATTAATAGGAGATGAGAAATGCCAACTCAATTACAATTTAGACGAGGAACCACGTCTCAAAATAATGGATTTACAGGAGCTGTCTCTGAGATCACAGTTGATACAGATACTAACGCTCTAATTTTACACGACGGATCTACTGCTGGTGGCGTTGAGATTGTACCGTCAGGTACTGTCGTAGCTTTTGGAGGAAGTTCTATTCCTACAGGCTATTTAGCTTGCAACGATCAAGCTGTTAGTCGTACAACCTATGCTAGACTTTTTGCTGTTATTAGTACTACTTTCGGTGTAGGTGATGGATCCTCAACTTTTAATGTTCCAGATTTTAGGGATCGTGCCTCTATAGGTGCAGGCACTAATAACTCTCTTGGATCAGTGACTGCAGGAGCGTTAGCTGCTTCTTCTGTGATGACCTCTGCATCTAAAACAGGTGTTACTACTGCAACTAACACTACTGGATCAACGTCAGCTACACTAAGCGTAGGAAATGGTACATTTGCAACATCAGCAAAAGACTCTTCACAGTCTTCAGCTGTTACCTCTGTGAACGCTACAGGCCATACACATTCGATACCGGCTCTTTCTGTTGATGCCTTTACAGTTAATACTACTCTTCCTTCTTGTGCTGTTAACTTTATGATCAAAATATAAGGTGCTACTATGGCTGAAGATACTAGAGAATTAGATCAGATACAAAACGATATTGAGACGCTACATGAACGTTCTCAGTCTAATAAAGCTAATATCTCAGCTCATGAAGCTGTATGTGAAGAGCGTTACGCACAGATTATCGCTACTATGCAAGATTTAAAAGATGAGTTAAAGACAGTTCATCTTAAACTTAATGAAGTAAGTGAGTTGGCAAATCAAGGTAGGACTTCATTAAAAACTCTTCTTTGGGTAGGCGGTGCAGTGGCTGGTATAACAGCTTTTATAGCAATGATAATTAATATGTTACCTAAATGAGTGATAAGTTTTTTCGTCTTAATGTAGATAAACTCCTAACTAAACTTCCTAGACCAGTTGAATTTAATGAGTCTCAAAAAGCGATGATCGAAGGGTTAAACGAGAATCGCTTTTTTGTCCATATTGCCGCACGCCGTACTGGTAAATCTTATGCAGCTGCTATTTTAGCCTTTGCAAAACTTCTTGAACCTGGTCAACAGGTAATGGTTGTTGCTCCTAACTTTTCTCTTTCTTCCATTATCTGGGATTATGTAACAGATTTGATTAAACAACTTGAGATTGAAGTAGACCGCTTTAATCAAAAAGACAAAGTAGTTAGATTAATCAATGGGTCAGTGTTTAGGCTTCTCTCTGCTAATAATCGTGACTCTTTAGTAGGTCGTGCTGCTAATCTACTTATCGTAGATGAAGCAGCTATTATTCCTAATGATGAATATTTTACTCGTGATCTACGTCCTGCACTTTCTACATTTAAAGACTCTCGTTGTTTATGGATTTCAACACCTCGTGGTAAAGGCAACTACCTATACAACTATTATTTAAGAGGACAAGATCAAGAATATCCTGAGTGGGGTGCTGCTCTTTTTACTTGGAGATCTAACCCACTTCTTTCTGAGAAAGATATTCAAGAAGCAAAAAAGGCAGTATCTAAAGCTTTGTTTGCTCAAGAGTATGAATGTGAATGGACAACAACTGAGTCACAGATTTATGAAGCTCTAGACGAAAATAAACATATTGGAGAATATGTAGGCGAACGTTTCTCAGAAGTTATTGGCGGTCTTGATGTTGGTTACCGTGATGAGAATGTTTTTGTAGTTATTGGTTTTGACGGTCAGTCTTACTATATTATAGATGAGTATGTATCTAAAGAATCTACCACTTCAGAGTTAGCAGCTGCAATTCAAGAAAAAGTAGATGAGTGGTCTATTGATACCATTTATATAGACTCAGCTGCTCAACAGGTAAAAGCTGACTTTGCTTATGATTATGATATTTATTGTGAAAATGCTGTAAAGTCTGTTAATGATGGAATAAGTTATATTCAAGTATTAATTGAGAATGACAATCTTTATTTTGATTTGTTAGGCGGTATGCATACTTTTTCAGCCATGAGTTCTTATCGTTGGAATCCAAACACAGAAACTCCAAAACCAATCCATGATTGGACCTCACACCCGTGCGATGCTGTAAGATATGCTATTTATACACATTCAAAGATGAGTAATATTTCTATCTATGCTTGATATACGAATTATGGTTCTTAATTATAAAAGACCTGCAAATGTTCATACAATAATTAATGCTTATAAAGAATATTTTCCGATAACAGTTATAAATAATAATCCTAATGATCCATTTCCTTATGTAGGACAACCGGTTGATGTTATTAATAATGACAAAAACTATTATTGTATGGAACGTTGGCTAAGATGTTTTGAATATCCTGAACGGTATAAATTAATTCTAGATGATGACATTCTAATTGATACACAATCTATAATGAAGATGCGTAAAAAAAGACAGACTATAATTGGAATCTATGGTAAGTCAGGTGTTTCTACAGCTACACAGTATGAAGATCTCAAAGACAACTGGTGCGTTAGTGCAGAGAATGATTTTCTAGTAGGATCTGCTATAATGGTACGTCAAGATAAGCTGGATACAATACAATCTCATTTAGAAAAAATCGGCTATCCTGAACGCGGTGATGATATAATAGTAAGTTATTTGCTTAAAAAGTATACAGGATGTTGGATGAGAACAGTTCCCGCAAAAGTCTTAAATTTACCTGAAGGTGATGTGGGCTTAAACAAAGATCCCGACCATTTTTCGATGAGATGGAAGGTAGTCGAAAAATTTAAAAATTTAACTTGGTAGCAGAGTGAAAATATCGTATTATGAGTGAGTTAAAAAGATTACCAATAAAATATATTAGAGATTTTATTAAAAAAGACTATAAACTTCGTGATAAGTGTTTTGTCTGCGACAGCACTGAGTTTTTAGAGCTTCATCATTTATTTAGCGTAAGCGAACTTTTCAAAAGGTGGCGCGAAACGAACAAAATAAATGAAATATCAAGTGTGGATGAGATTAAAGACCTAAGAGTAAAGTTTGCAGAAGATTGCAAAGATCAACTAAGTCACGAAAATCTTTATACACTATGTTCTATTCACCATAAACAACTTCACAACTTATATGGTCAAACATACTCAAATTATCTAGCACCTAAAATTAAAAACTGGCTAGAAATACAAAAGGCAAAACATGGCGGAATATGAAGAATTAAAAGGTTTTAGGAAGTGGGCAGCTGATAGACTTAAACTTAACCCTGCTCAACCATCTATCGCTTCTTTAGAGCCGTTTGCATCTCCTGAAACAATTGTAGACTTTGAACAAGCATATAGAGAGATTGAAGTAGTTCATCGCTCTGTAGAGATGATTATTAATGCTTGTATAGAAATTCCCTTAATTGTTGAAGGATCCTCACCAGCAAAAAAAGTAAATCGTATACTAAACGTAAAACCAAACCCATTTGAAGATAGAGTAAGACTTTTTAGGCGTGCTTTTTTAGACTTTATCTTAGACGGTAATGCTTTCTTTTATTATGATGGAAATGATTTGTACGTACTTCCTGCTAACGACGTTGAAGTTGTTCCAGATGAGCGTACTTTTGTTTCTCACTATAATTATTTAGTCACTAACCAACAATCATCAGATATATTTGGATTTAATAGAGGAAATCAGTCTAGAAAGGCTGAGTCTATTCAGTTTGCGCCTCATGAAATTATTCACGTAATGGCTGAGAATGATCAATCTATTTTTAGAGGTACTTCAAAACTTAAACCTTTGCTTAAGCTGATGGAATTGTACCATTACATGCTCAAGTTTCAACGTCAGTTCTTTAAGAATAATGCCGTTCCTGGTTTTGTTTTAACTACTGATTCAATTTTATCTCAACGTGTTAAGCAAAGACTATTAGAAGCATGGAGATCTACCTACACAACTATTTTTGATGGTGCTCGTAATCCTGCCATTCTAGACGGGGGACTAAAAATTGATGAGTTTTCAACAAAGTCATTTGAACAACTTGATTTTGAAAACTCAATTGAACGTATTCAGCAAGATATGGCGAAAGCTATTGGTGTTCCTTATGTACTTTTAAAGTCTGGGAACAATGCTAATATTGACGCTAATCAGAAATTATTCTACTTACACACAGTAGTACCAATGCTGACTCAGTTCTGTTCTGCTTTTGCTCACTTTTTTAATAACGGTGTTACTATTAGACCAGATCGACTTCAAGTTCCAGCTCTTCAACCAGACAATAGAACACAGGCAATCTATTACTCAACTCTGGTTAATACAGGAATTATTACCCCAAATGAAGCTCGTGAGGGATTAAGATTTCCAAAACTTGAAAATAATGATACCATAAGAATACCACAAAACATTACAGGTAGTGCTACAGACCCTACCCAAGGTGGAAGACCCCTTCCAGGGGAAACACTAAATGAAAACGAGGAAGAAACTAATGAATAAAACTTTTTATCTCAACAGTTCTTTCGAGACTAAAGCAATCAGTAAAAAGTCAAAATCTTTAAAGATTGCTGGTTATGCCAATACTACAGCTAAAGATCGTTCTAACGATATTGTTACAGCAGAAGCTTGGGCTAAAGGTGTTGACAACTACAGAAAAAATCCTGTTCTTCTTTACCAACATAAACACGATAATCCTATTGGACGTGTTGAAAATATTAGAGTAGATCGCAAAGGCATTTTTGTAGAAGCCGCTGTCTCGGAAGCAGCTGAAAAAAATCACGGTGTTCAGACCTTGATTAAAGATGGGGCTTTAAAAAGCTTTTCAGTAGGTTTTAGAGTAAAAGACGGTAAGTATAATCGTGAAGACGATTCTATGCTTATTACTGATGTCGAACTGTTAGAAATCTCAGTCGTATCAGTTCCTTGTAATCAAGAATCACTATTCTCAATCCGTAAGTCATTTGAGAATGATTCTGACTACGAAGAGTTCAAAAAATCTCTTAAAGAAGCTGATGCAGAAGAAATTAAGATGATGCGTAAGATTAAAGCTGGAGTCACCGATATGAGCATGGGCCACTATCATACCGTCGAAATGGACGAAAATGGTAATGGTGTTACCACATACGCATCTCATATGTCTAATCATGCTCATAAGATCGTTGGTGGTGTTGTGTTAGAGGCCGAAGGCCATACACACGAGATCACAATGATGGGTGTTCCAATTCATGACATGGAGGAGGGCGAGGTTGTTAACGAACGTCCAATGTCTCCATCCGAGGAGGAAGCAATGAATAACTCAAAATCTGAGGATGTTGTGGAAACTAAAGCCGAAGAAATTGAAACTGAGGTTGAGGAAACTACAACTGAAAAGGAATCGGCAGAAGTTGAAACTAAAGCCGAAGAGATTGAAGTCAAAGCTGAAACCGAGGAAGTAGTTGAGGATATGGAGAAAGACGAAGAAGAGGAAGAACTTAGTGTTCGTGATGCCGATGAGTCTATTCCATTTGTTAACTTGCTTTCCGAAGACGCAAACTCACTTCAACATGGTGATTTAGTAAACTATAACGAAAAAATGTTTAGAGTAACTAAACTCGCTACAGGCCAAAGCCCAATCTATAAATTTTTAGAGGTTGACGCAAAAGGCAATGACTGTGATAATGTTCTTAATGTGAACGAAGACGAAATTTCACAAGTCGAAAAAATCGAAACTAAAGCTAGTGAAGACGAAGGATCTGTTGATCAGTCTCAGGAGCTTCACATCGAATCTACAAAGGAGAAAGAAATGGCTGAGCAAGTCGTTGATACACCAATCGTTCTCGACACAGGCGCATCTCAAAAGAAAGCCGTGGAAGAGATCAAAAAAGAAGCTGCTCCGGTAGCACAAGTGTCAGAACCTCAAGTAGCCGAACTGGTAGAAAAAACTGGTGAAGCAATTATGCAAGAGGCAGAGGCAGCAGACCAGCAAATGTTGGTTAAGGGTGATGCACCATCTGCATATACCCCACAAGAATCTGAAAAGGTTGCAGAAATGCAAGCTCAGATGAAAAAATATCAGGAAGAGATCGCAGCACTTCAGCGTTCTAAAATGGCCTATCAGGAAAGCTCACGCACTCAGCAGCAGTTTTCTGAAAAGGACATGGCAAACGCAGTTCTAGTAGCGAAACTTCTTAACAAGCGTGACGTTTTTGATACAAAAATGGGTGCACGTATGAAAGCTGTTACAACTGTTGATCAGTTCCTCAGCAATTTCTCAAGCAACATCTATACAGAGATGGAACAGCAGCTCGTTGTTGCTCCTCTGTTCAACCGCCTTGCAGTTGACGCGAAGACTTTCCGCGTACCAGTTGCAGACGAAGATACAGACGGTGATGTAGCACAGTTTGCTTCTGGCACTTTTGCCACAGGTATTGCTGATGTTACTCGTGTTCCTACTTCAAACCAGAACACAATCTCATCTGTAGACTTCACACCACATAAGTTCATGGCTACAACTCACTTGGCCAAAGACGAAGAAGAAGATACAGTTCTTCCTCTGCTCGACTTCCTGCGTGCTGCAGCAACTCGTCGTCTTGCTCGTGCAATTGATAAGTCAATCCTTCGTGGTACCGGTGCACTGACAAGCTTTACACAGTCACCAACTAATGCTATCACTGCAGGTACAGGTTACGGATCAGTTATTGAAGGTATCACTAACTTGACTGATGACGTAGGTGCTGGCCTGACTGTAGACACTGGTTCTGCAAACGATAAGGCTGATCCATCAGACATCGCAGCTGCTCGTACAAAGCTTGGCAAGTACGGTCTTCAGCTGGGTAATGACCTGGTGTATCTGACATCAATCGAAGGTTACAATAACCTTGTAACAACTTCAGACTTCCAGACTGTTGATAAGTTTGGTCCAAATGCAACATATCTGACAGGTTCAGTTGGTGCCGTATACGGTATTCCAATTGCAATCACTGAGTTCTTGGACAACGTTGGTACCACTGGTAACGACATTGGTGTCCTGCTCTATAAGCCTGGCTTTATGATCGCAGAACGTCGTGGTATCGAGATCGAGAGTGAATACGAACCACGCCAGCAGGTCACTGCAATGTACATGTCAACACGTATTGACTTTAAAGCACTGACCACAAACTCAAGCAGCGCTCTGGATGCTACTAAGTATTCATACGCAGTAACAGTTGAAGCTGGTTAATTCTAGCTAACTAAATTGTTAAACTTTTCGGGGGAGGCGGTCATCGCCTCCCTTTATATTATAAGGAGACTTAAATGAGTAATGCAATTCCTGAATGGTGTAAAACTGTTGATGAAGCTCGTGCCTATCTTTTAAGACATGGCTATAGTGTTGATGTAGCTAATGAAGAATTAGCTAATTGGACACCTCCAGCCGAGGAAGTAGTTGAAGAAGCTGCTCCAGAAGTTGTTGAGTCAGTTGAGGAAATCATCATCGAAGAAGATGAAGAAGAACTTGAAGATGACGTAGAGTGGGATGAAGAAGACGACTCTGAAGACGAAGAGTACGAAGAAGAAGACGAAGATGAAGAGTGGGACGAAGAAGATGAGGACTACTCTGATGATGAAGATGAGGACGAAGACGAGTCCTAATTTTAACTAAAGGTGGTTTCTATGGCAGATAGATTTGAAGAAAACTTGGGTAAATATCCATTTGTGACACTAGCTCAAGTAAAAGATTATCTTTCAATTTCTAGTAATACGCAAGATGCAAGACTTGCAAACGTTATTAACTATGCAACTGGTATGGTTGAACACTATATCGGTCAAGAAGTATTAGCTAATGACTACGTTGAAGTTTTTGACGGAGGCAAGTCGTCTGTTATGATCTCACGTTTGCCTTTGTCAAATGTGTATCAAGTAACAGAGTATAACGGAATTGAAGATGTTGTTTTAGACGATCCATCTACCATAGGACGACCTAATCCTTCAGATACAGATGCAATGAGCATTGTGTTTAGAAATGATGCTCATTTAAATTCGCGTATCAAGAAGTTTGGCAAATCTTCTTTAGAGCTAGATACAGCAGATTATCTAGTTTCTGGAAACATGCCTGAACAATTAGAATTTGAAGAGGGTGATTTTACCATTGAGATGTTTATTCGCGTTGATGAGGCGACTTTACAAGATAATGTTGTTTTCGCGATGAACTCTAATGCGTCACATTATATGCAATTTAGATTAGCAAATCAATATGGTTTAGCTTTTGAGAGTAATTTAAATCTTGCAGCTAACACCGTTCAAGGCGCTAATACTTTGATTGAGTCACAACAGTTTGCTAAACGTAGGTGGGCACACGTAGCAGTTTCAAGAAACTTAGAAGAAGAAAGATTATATTTATTTTATAACGGTAACGTAATCGCTAACTCTTCTTATGAAGTATCTAATCATACCTTTACATCTAATGTTGAAATAGGCACAACATTTAAAGGTTATATGGAGGAGTTAAGAGTATCTTCTATAGCTAGATATAACGCAGATTTTACTCCTCCGACAAAACGTTTTAGACCAGATAATGATACTCTGACTCTGATCCATTTTGACGGAAAAAATGGAGATACAGAAGCAAAAGATGTACATAATGCTGTAAATGAATATTCTTTTTCTCGTGATATGGGTGAAGTAACTCGTGATGTTGGTGGTGTAGGAGTACGAGGTACTTATCCTACTATCCGTAATTCTTACCCTGCCCTAACTCTAGCGGGTCCTCCTTCATTCCAGCCTTATCCTTCTGGCGTAAAAGTTGAATATCGTGCTGGTTATGAGTCTGGGGAAGTTCCTCAAGATATTCAGATGGCTACGCTTGATGTAATTAAACTTATCTATAAACAAGATCAAGAGAAAAAAGGCTTTTCGTTTGAAGGTGAACGTGGAGATAAGTATCCACTAGCAGGTAATTTTCCTCCACATATTAGACGTATTTTAGATTTATATAGAATAGTAACCTAATGCCTTTAAAAGTTGATGTAGATTTTATTTTTGATGGAAGACCTCCCAAAGAATTTACTCAAGCTATAAAGTTAGTAAGTTCCGGTAAGTTTAAGCCTGATTTTAATTTTAGAAGAGATGCCTTAGATTTAGGTATTCTATCTGACTTTTTTGCAGGACAAGGCAAAGCTCCTGGCGGTTTAGGGATAGAAGGTTTTATCGGGTTTCTCGGCGAACCAGACGCAAAACTAGCTGCTCAGAGGGGTTATCGTAATCCTAAATCTGCACCTGATGCAGAATTTACTTATGAAACAGCTGTGTCTACTTTTGGTGAAGACATAGCTCAAAAGCTACAAGCAGGCTCAGAAGGTATCGGTATTGAGGGTGTAGGCAAAGGTGGTAATATTACTGCTGAAATTAAACAGCGTACCGCTCTTCAGAAAAAAGCAGAAACATTAACTCAGAGAGCCTTAAGTGATTATGATCCTACTGATAGAGCTACTCTTGAAAGAGCTTTAAAAAACACTCGTTCTGCTAAAACAGTTGCTTTAACTGAATGGTTCTACACAAAAGCATCCCCAAAGTTTAGAGAAGATGTTTTAACTATTATTGATCAGAAATTAGCTAATTTTATAAATATTGTGTACGTAGACGATAAAGGCCCTTTAAAAAGACCTCAAGCTTATATCGTACCAGGTGCAGCTAAAAAATTAAATCTTAGAAACCCTGCACAGGGTAGAAAATTTTTAGTGCCTGAGTATCGCAGTGGATCTTTTGTAGTGCGAATAAATAAAGCAGCTGAACAATTTTTAGAAAAAGAATACATAGACGTAACTAACAAGCTGTTTAATAGAATTAGTCAAAACTTTGGCAATAAGCTTTTGAAATACTATTTAACTGACCCAAAAAGAAGAATAGCAAGAGGTATAGATCAATTACCTCTACTTAAAAAATTTGGAAAAGATAATGTAGTAAGGACTTTAGCAGAGTTAATCTATTTTGCATCAGTCTTAGACCCATCACTTGGAGGTAAAGACTTAGTTTTAAGAGCTGAAACAGGTGCTAGAGGCGCTGGGGCAATTAGTGCTAAAGGTAAGGCAGGAGTTAGTACACGAAAAAGAGATACTAGACAAGAATTAATTTCAGAAGTTCAGTTATCTTTATTAGTTAGGCAGGCTATGAGACAAAGAATGCCAGAAGGTGTTCCAGGAGGTCCTCCTGAACCTACTCCTGGTATTTTAACTTACAGAAGCGGTAGATTTGTAGAATCTACTACTATCTTAAATATTAATTTTAGAAAACGTGTTATTAACTATACCTACGATCCTATTTATAGGGTTCATGAAAATAAATATAAACCAAATGAACTAGTGCAGTCTACTATAAGAGAAGTTGCACAGAGAGAATTTGGACAAAGATATGCTTTATTTAGGAAATAAAAATGGCAACTAATAGAAGATCAGAGATTGTTGATTTTTTAATAACAGAGCTTAAGAACATAGACGGTGGTACCTCTACATATAATAATAATTACACTTATAATGTAAATTTATTTGATAATGTGTTTAGAGGTATTAAGTTTTTAGACGAAGTAAACGACTTTCCAGCTATTTATTTAGCAGCTGGAACCGAAATTCGTAATTTTGAATCTTTAAGTTTGACGGTAGCAACATTAGACGTTACTATAAGAGCATACGTTTATGGAGAGGATAATTCTCAAAGCCTCGCAGATGACTTGTTAGAAGATATAGAGCATGTCATCTACTCACTAGAAGATAGTCCAGACAAAGGTATACAGGATATAATTATAGAAAATGTAACCGTTGATGAAGGATTAGTTGAGCCTTATGGGCTTGCCGAGGTAAACATACAAGTAACCTATAGGTTAGAAAACTAATAAGGAGAAAGACATGGCGTCTCTTAATCTACAGAGAAATTCAGAAGTGTTCTTTTCAACCATTGATTTGATCAATGGTGCAGCTGTTACAGCTATGACACCGTCCAATACTTGGAAACTAGAAGTATTGGCAGGTTTCGCAGTTACCTCTTCAGCTGCAACACAGGACATTACTTCACTTGAGTCTGGCACAAATCCAGACCGTTCGCAGCAACGTTTTAATACTGCTATCAACCCAGTAGACTGGAACTTCCAGGTTTATTTACGTCCTACTGACGTTAATACAGGTGCAACTGCTGGTGGTAATTCTGCATTAACAAATCCTTCAGGTAATGTTAAGCCTGTAGCTGATTGGTTCATGTGGCAGTCACTAGTATCAAACACTAAAGTAGCTTCTGGTGCTACTGATGAACAATCTGTGTGGTCAACAGGTGGTAAGCTTGAAACTACTAACGTAGCAGCTTCTACAGGTGCTCACTCAACCCGTTCAAACTTCTCAACTGCTGTTGAGAATCATATGTACTTTAAACTTGATAACGTTATTTATCAGGTTTCAAATGCTACTGTTAATCAGGCAACTGTTGATGCAGGTATCGAAGAAATTGCTACAGTAACTTGGGCTGGATTTGGTACAACTCTTAAAGAACTAACAGGCACACCTCGTAATAATGCTATTTCAGTATTTGGTGGCATCCTTAACTCAGGTTCTACAGTTGTAGCTAACTCAAATGTCTCTGAACTGACAGAACAAGCAGCTTATCATCCATTTAATCAGATGAACGTTGCTGGTACAATTGGCACTAACTCATTTATCAAGAATCGTTTGAGTGCTATTGAGTTCCACCATCAAGCTACTGCTGCTGCAGCTGATGAGAAGTTTACCTTCCCAGTTACAGCACTAACATTTGATTATAACAATAACACAACCTATCTGACCCCTGAAGAGATTTCAGCTCTTAATGAGCCAATCGGTCAGTTTACAGGTACACGCGCAGTAACAGGTTCAGCTACTATGTATCTTCGTACAGGTGACTTAGAATCAGCTGGATTCTTGCGCAACATTTCAGAAGATTCAAGAACTTCTTCTGCACAAACTTCTAACGCAAACTTGATCATTGGCGGAACAACAGCTCCGTATGTTGCTTTCCAGCTTGATGCTACTCAGTTTGAATTCCCACAGATCGCTACTGACGATGTTATCTCAATGAGCATTAACTTTGTTGGTCAGGAGCCTACCGCTACTAAAGGCGATGGTGGAGAAGTAAAGATCTTTGCTAAGAAGACATAATAACTAAAATGTTTCTGAGGGGGAACATTATTTTAACCAGAGAGTGTCCATCACTTGCAATTCAAGGTTCCCCCTCACCTACGAAGAGCAGATATGTGATGGGCACTTACATTATGAGGGGAAACCATGAGTAAAATTAAAAATATGATTGCTGAACAGTCTTCTATTTGGGTTGAGTACCCAGATATTGAAGGTTTTGAAGTTAATCTATCATACCTAACACGCGAAGATCTAATGAAGATCCGTAACGCATCACTTACCTTTAAATTTAACAAACGTACTCGCCAGCGTGAAGAAGAAATTGATAATGATCGCTTTCTTGAAAATTACGCAGAAAAAGCTATTATCGGGTGGAAAGGTCTTAAAGTCAAGCATATGCCTGCTTTGATGCCTGTTGACATTTCTGGAATGGACGTCAATGAAGATATCGAGTATAGTAATGATGATGCAATAGAGTTATTGAAAAATTCAACAGTGTTTGACCAGTTTATTACTGACACTATGAATGATTTTGAACAGTTCTCAAAGAAAAAAGCTGAGACAAACGCAAAAAACTAAGAGACTACCTCCAAACAAGCTTACATGGAGGTGGAATATCTGTAGAACAGTATTTTACTATATGTGAGCAAATGGGGGTAGAACCTAAAGAAGAGGATATACCAAAAGATCCTTCTACTTTTTCTCTTGAAGCTCAACAAGCTTTGCAACTGTTAAATGCGTTACCCGATAAGTGGGAAGGCATGAACGGTATTTGGTTAGGAAAAGATTATACTGGACTATTTGATATAATGGATTTATATCAGATTACTGCTAGAAAAGATGTCTTTGAATTACTTAAAGTATGCGAAGAAGAGCTTGGTAAGTTTTACGCACAAAAACGAAAAGAGCAAGAGCAGCTTGCGAAAGCAAAGAGAGGAAGATAATTGGCAACAGTAGCTGAGGTAAGAATTAAAGCGTCTGGAGGCGCAGCTGCCGCTAAACAACTTGATCAAGTCGGCAAGTCTACAGATGTTCTTACAAGAAATCAAACTCGTTTAGGACAAGCCTCTGCTTCAGCTGGTAGACAATTTTCTGCTCAAGCTAACGGTTTAGGTGGCCTAGTTGGTGCTTATGCCGGTGCAGCTGCTAATGTTTTTGCTATCACAGCTGCTTTCTTTGCTTTAAGACGAGCGGCTGAATTTGAACAAATTATTTCTGGTACTAATGCCCTAGCAGCTACTATTGGTGCTAACGGCACAACCCTTGTACAATCTGTACAAGAAATTACTAAATCACAACTATCTTTACTTGATACAGTCCAACAGGTTAACCTTGCTTTGGTTTCTGGATTCAACACCTCACAAATCGAAGAACTGTCTGATGTTTCTTTGAGAGCCTCTAAAGCTCTTGGTAGAAACTTAGGAGATGCTTTTACGCGTATTGTAAGAGGTGCTGCTAAACTAGAACCTGAACTACTTGACGAACTTGGTATCTTTACCCGTATTGATCCTGCAGTTAGAAAGTATGCAGACTCAATTGGTGTGTCTGTATCTTCTCTTACTAACTTTGAACGCAGACAAGCTTTTGTTAATGCTGTTATTGAAGAAGGTACTACAAAATATA